ATGTTGGAATCATCTAAGAATGCGTAATGTGCCATTATGCCCAGCTCACATTTCCTGTGCCTGCGGTAATTGTTGCGCGCTTGTATCCACCAGAAGCAGAAGATTCTGTTCCAGTAAGACCTGCGCCAATAGTAATTGTGAAAGTATCAGGGTAACGAAGAACGACAACACCAGAACCACCCGCGCCGCCTGTGCGGTTAGATGTATAACCGCCACCACCGCCGCCGCCTGTGTTAGCAGTTCCAGCAACTGTTGCTGTTCCACCACCTGCTGATGCTGTACCTGATGAACTACCACCGCCACCAGCTGCGCCGCCGCCTGCATAAGAAACGCTTGAACCTGAAATTGAGTTTGTTACTCCTGCGCCACCATTTCCTGGCACATTGTTGGTAGATGTTGAGCCATTACTTCCAACGCCTCCCGCACCACCGCCACCGGCTGCATTGTAAATTGTTGAAGAATTGGTGTAACCATCTCCGCCTTTATAGCCTTGATTTGCAGTTCCAGAACCGCCGGTAGTTGTACCAGAAACCGCATCTTCAGCACCAGAACCACCACCAGAACCACCAGTTTGTCCTAATTTATCGGTTGCGGGGTTAGATCCGTTAATTGCACCACCACCACCGCCGCCTGTTGCTGTGACTGTAGAGAAAATTGAATTGATACCATTGTTGCCACGCGCACTAGAGCTTTGTGTTGCTCCACCCGCGCCAATAGTTACTGAGTAATTAGTTGATGGGCTAAGGCTCAAAGCTGATTCTGCTGACCCACCGCCGCCAGTAGGGGAAAGTGTGCAACGGAGACCACCCGCGCCCCCGCCACCGCCGAAGTTTCCAGAACCTGAACCGCCGCCAGCGACAACGAGGTAATCAACTGTTACAACAACTGGTGCAGAAAAAGGCACTCCGTGTAGTGCTGTAATACCATTAAGCATTATCCGATTGCTCCAACAATGTACCAAGCATCTGTGCCTGTCTTAATGCAGGCTGCTGACTTGTACTGTGCGAGAGTGGGTTGCGCTGGAACTGTGCCAGCCGATAAGACTGTTGTTGTGCCTGATGTAACTGCCTTGATTGTGCAGACTCCAGCACCAATGTTGAGGACTGTGATGACTGTGCCAATCGGGAAGGCTACAGAGGCGTTAGTAGGGATATTAAAGGCAATAGCTGTTGCCTTGTCCATAATCTCAAGGACTTGGTACTGATCCGCTAGGACTGCTGTGTAGTCCGCTGTGTTAGCTGTGCCAACTGTAAAGGTTGGGAGCGAATTGTAGGTTGCCGCAGTTAAAACGTCTCCTGTTGTGACTGGGAAGGTTGCCATGTATTGCTCCTAATAACTCAAAGTTGATGTGCCGATTATACCGTATGTACTGCTACCAATAATGAAACCATCCACTATTGGCTCAAGCGTGGTGATTGCTACTTGCATCTTGTTAGCTGTTATATCCCAAGCGAAGCCCTGCGCCTGTAATGTTTTGTTAATGGTCGAGCCTGACTCTGTGACGTTTGTGATGTCTAGGTTGTCAAAGTAATCAAGCCCAATAAGGGTGTCAGTTGGTACTGCTGGGTCTAGTAAGTCCACCAGCATCTCGTCAATACGGATGGTGGTTTCCTTGCGAGTATTGACATAGTTCTGTGCTGCGCCTAATACCTGTGCATCTGTCTCGGCAATAAGGTTCTCTTGGTTCAAGCCATGAGGGAAATACTTGTCAATCGAGGTCTGGCTAAACACGTTCTGGACTGTGCCGCCTGTGCGGGTAAATCTGACATCGTTGATAATGAGCTTGTCATCAAAAGCATATTTGACGTTTCTGTATGGGATGCCTGTGGTTTGATTAAAGATTGTGGCTGTATCGCCAAGGCTAGATGTAACCTCGCTGCGAGACTTATAGACGGCAGTTCCATCAGGGCTCATGTAGAACGCTCCAAGCCCTTCCGAGAACTCTGCGTTCTTAATCGCATCGAGGGTTGTGCGTACTGTGCCTGTGTCTGCAATGCAGGTGGCTTCTCCTGTAGCGATAGATCGCATGGAGTTAGGGAACTGGACATCATCGAGAATCTTGTTAATGCGTGTGCCTGTGGTCTGACCCGCTGCTGTGTCGGCTACTGTGGCGATATTAGACATCTGCAAGAGACGGAAGCCATCTGTACACAAGATGTCCACGTAGGCTGTCTCCTGCCCTACAGGGAAGGTATAGCGGTAGTCATTGACATAGCCAGAGAATAAGAAATGGTCTGCTGTAGCTGTGGTGGCAGAGATGCGCACCTTGCGTAGAGGCACAAGATAGCCAAAGTAAGGTGAAGCTGGGTTCTGTGGGTTAAAGTAGCCTAGAGGGTCTAGCACTCGCACAATGGCTGTGCCAGCATCGTAGGTGTCCTTAAGAATATTACGTCCACGCCTGATTGAGATGCTGTACACATCAGGAGTTAAATCAACTGTAGGAATGATTACATCAGATGAGCCGAATGAATTAACACCGATAACGCCGTTATCTGGTGATCCGATGACGAAGCCTGTACCAAAGGTAGCACCAGAGCTAAAGTCAAAGGTAACGGCTATCTGTGCAGGTAATGTCATCCTGCAAAGCCACCAGTTCTGCGGTTGATATAGGCAGAGTCTCCAGTAGATAACGACTGGTTCTGCAGGTTCTTTGCAATAGCGTTGGTAAGGTCTCCATCGCCTGTTACCTTTAACTCGACCACTACATTGTTAGCGTTAGGGTTGTAGTTAAGCCCTGTGCGGGTGTTGTAGGTAATCATGTTGTCTGATGGCATGGTAGGCACGTTGGTCGGTGGTGGAACAATTGGCGCTACCGAGGTGTTGCCATTAGGTGCGGCTTGTCCGAATGGCGTACCCATAGAGATTGCTGCTGCTTTGCCAGCCAAGTAACTTAAATAAGCATCGAGATACTCAAATGGGTTACGAGCATTAGGTAGAGCTGCAAGGAATCTAGCAAGGTTGCCAGATGAGTCTTGAGCCTTAAGAATCTGATCTGTGAGCTGCTTGGCTACTGCATCGTTGCCGTTAAGCAAAGCCAGTTGAGCCTGTACTCGCATTGTTTCTTCTTGGGTAAGTTTACCTTTGAGGGCTGCTACAAGTTGAACCTGCTCTAGGTCAAAGATTGAAGCAGACTTCTTAAGGCTGTTCTGCTTCTTCTGCTCGGCTGTCAAAGCCTTGGTAGATGCCACTTGCTTCTTAGTTAGGGCTGCAACTTCCTTGGCTCTCTTAGCGGCTGCTGCCTCTGCATCGCGCTGCTGGCGTGTGCGAATTGCTGTACCTGCCGGAGAAGCAGAACGACCAGATGAGACTGTTGGAGTGCGGTCAAGGGCTCTAGCAAGTGAGCCGTCTGCGCCTGTAAGTCCACCAAAAGAAGTGAGGAAGTCCAGACCTTTGTAGAGCAGACGTAAGCCATTGACGGCTTGCGCTGTAGCCATTGTGATTGCGTTAATGCCCTTGGCAATGTTGTCAATAGTCTTTGCTGCATCGCTGGCTTGTGAGCCACCACCAAGGACTGCAAAGGCATTAACCAAGCCCTCGCCGATTGACTCCTTTGCTCGCTCTGATGAGACACGCAGTACATCTAGTTTATATGAAGTAGTGGTTAGGTAATCCTGCGCTGCGCCAGCAGACTTGGCTAGCATTACGCCTAGAATCTCGTTAAAGCTCTTGGTCTGTAGTTCTGCTCTGGTAAGCCCTGTGTTGTACTTGATGAGCCCGCGAGTAATCCCCACATAGCCTTTGCCTAAATCTGTGGTGACTGTGGCTAAATCCACGCCTGATGCTCGGCTTATCTGGATGGCATTGTTAAGAAGCTCTTGAGACTTGGTTAGTGATCCAGTTGTGTTAAGCAAAGATTGAAAGGCTGGACGGAGAACGTCATCTGAAATTGCTGCCGTTTCTTCTAGCCTAGATATAAAGTCAGCAACTTGCACCTTGGAGAATGAAAGCCCGAGGTTATCGACTGCTGTGGCTAGTCTGCGAGCTGCTGCTTCATCTTCTGAGAAGGCTTTGACTGCTGCCTTGCCATAGGCAACTAGAGCAGTTGTGCTGAGGGCTAGCCCAAGATTTCTAATAGTCTTGTTAAGTTTAGCTGCGGCTGTTTCAGCCTTCTTAAAGCCACGAGTATCAGCCTTAGAACCAATCTTAATCTCTTCATAGATTGTTGCCATTATGCTGCCTTCCCAATGCCTTCTTTTGCGCGAGCCCTAAATTGTGTGATGGCTGTGTCAATAGCCTTATTGACTGCGCCCTCTGCCTTGCCTTTGTTATTAGCCCAAGCGCGGTAAATCAAACGCCCACGCCCTTTAAGGCTGCCTGTTAGTGGTGGAAGATTAGCGATAAATTGCTGACCTGCTTTGGGGTTTACTGACTTGCTAAATCTGTTGCTAGAACTACCAGCCTTAGGACCGACCCAAGGTTGTCCATTAGGGTTAGCGCGACCAGCACCTTCGTAAATAGAACCCACGCGGCTGTTGTTCTGGACGCTTGCCATCGAGCTAAAGCCATCTTTGTTTATCTTGCTGGGAGTAGCTGAATAACGAATACCAGCCTTTATGACTCCAGCATTGTAGGTAGGGAACTTGCCTTCGCTAAATGAGCGACCCGCCCAGCCAGACATAGGAGATACGGCTGGAACGAATCCTTTAGCATCCCTAACTACTGGACTTAAAGCGTTGCCGATTTCTTTACGCAAGGCTTTTTCTAAGTCAGGAGTAAAGCGTCTCATTGCTTTGCGTAGATCAGCGTTTCCGCGTATTTCTATTCGCATCGCTCTGCTCCTTTGCTATGTCCTTTAATACCTGTACATGAGCCTTGAAAGCCATCGTAGAAAGTTCCACGATGGAGTTGAACGGAACTCCATACTCATAACTCAATCGAGCTGCGAGATAGGTGAGGGAGTTCCGATCTAACCTAAAGGGTCAGACTCTAAGACCTCAACACTCTTAAGAGTTGAGATAAAGTCCTCGCCAAAAGGCTTGACCACTTCACCTGAGCGGCGGATGGCTTCCCAGCAAATCCAGTAAACCGAACTTTGCATCTGATCTTCAATGAGGCTCTTGTGAAAGCCTTTCTTAAAGTGTTGCTCGAAAGAATATTCAATAACTGGGGTTATCTCATATTCGTTTATTTGTCCGTCTGCCCTTGTTACTTTGAGTTTTGCCATTTTAGCCCCTTACTTAGTTGGTTATTATGATGTTGTTACAGCGATTGTACCTGATACGTTAAAGGTCAGGCTCTGCATGGCAATGTCAGCAACTGAACCATTTACATCGGTGGTATTGTTGATAAGGCATGTCATTGTGTAAAGAGGGTTGGTGGCAGATACGGCAGCAGAAGTCTGCTTGACTGTAACTGTTGTGTTTGTTCCCCATACAGCCTGAAGAGTCTGTAGAACTTCTGATGTCGCTGTATCGTTTAGCAGGTCGATAACTATGTTTGAGCTTTCTAGCCCTTTTACATATTTGTGACCGCCGTCACCCATCGCGGTGACTTCGAGCTCGTCGAATGAACGGTTGATTGTTACTGCTGTGACGTGGTCTGAGAGATCAACTGAATTGATAGTCAGTACAACGCCGTTATTTAAGAATACTGCCATTTCAGTTATTCCTCATCTTTCTTAGTAGTTGGTTTTGGTGCGGGTGCTGCTGGTGGAACTTGACCGATTTTGATTAGAAAGTCGGCTTGCTCCTTTGTCCAATCGCTCATTCGATTAGCTCCATTCCGTTAGGGTACTGATTGCGACATCGCAAGCCAGTAAGTCTCCAGTAGGTAGGTTCAGCACTTTAGGGCTGGACACGCTGCCTACGTTGAACACAATGCTTGATGCTTCGAGAAGCTGGAAGAGGCGCACAACGTCATCCTCAATTCCTGCGAGGTTTCCTTGATTGTCCAGTAATGGCACAAGGATTGTAATAGTAAAGTTTGCTAATGGTGCGATGGCTGTGTAGTCATTATTGCTAGGCACTAGGTAAGGATCAGCAGGGCTGACAATAACGCTGTTAGCGATAGGCGTAGCAGGTGGGAACGAGAACACGCTCCACTTGCTGTTGTCAGTTAGGGCAGCCGCTATCGAGCTGCGAAGGGTGGTTATCGCTGGCATCAGCCCACCATAGAGTTAGGGCTTAGGTAAGGTGCTAGTAAGCCACGAACGCGAGCCATGAGCTGATTAGACATGGTGTAAGGGCTTGGTGCGTAGCCGTCAATGGATACGCCTTGACCTGTTGGCGCTTGACGTGCTTGCCAGATAGCCACAGAGACCATAAGGCTGGCTTCCTGAATGGCTGGGATGGTTGTGTAATCAACGTAAGTATCTGCTGCTGCTTTGCCGTAAGGGTTAATTGGGTGGTAAGGAGTTTCCACATTGTTATTGCCTGTAATTGCATAAGTTACTGAATACTCACCTACGCCAGTTAAAGTCTTATTGCCGTTGTGCTTTGAGCCGCAGCCTGTGATATTTAGAGACTGCCCTACATAGAACACATCATCAACTCGATCTTGGAAATAAGAAGTACCTGTGTGGGCTGTGTTGCTATGTCCAATAATCGGAGTCGTGTTAGTCCATAGAAAAGGCAACAAGACATCATCAGACGCATCGCAGACTGACTGCAAGACGGCATCAGTATAAAGAGTTCCGATACCTAGTGCGGTACGAAGCTCTGCGACTGTTGTGATGCTCATTGTTATCCTTTCTAAAGACTCAAGGGAGCTGCAAGGGCTCTGGCAGCCCCCTTGAGCGACTTAGGTAACTGCTATTAGGCAGTCATGTTGAAGCGGCGAACGCCCTTGCCTGACTTGCCCACATAAATTGCGAGGTAGCCGTAAAGTGCGATTTCGAGTTCACCTGTTGTAAGGATGTTTAGGCGAAGTTGTGTCTGTGGTGATTCCCAGACATAGACAGAACCTGGAGCAACGAGGAACGCTGACTCGTCAATGATTCCTGATGTTGTGATGTTGTGATCTACGATGAGATCAGTTCCAAGGATGTTTCCACGAACGCTTGAAGCAACTGCTGTTCCAGATGCGTTCTGTGTTGCGCCTTGTGCAGAGTAGAGTGCGCGACCTGTTGTGTCTGCGTATCCTGTGATTGCAGCCCATTGGTCGGTAGATGCAACGAGCTTGTTAGCGAAGTCTCCACCAGTTCCCTTGTACGCCTTAGCGCCTTCTACAGAGATGAATGACTGGAGTCCTGCTGCTGTTGTAGCAACTGAAGTTGCCTGTGTTCCGTCTGCTGTAAACGCAGCGATAAGAGCCTTATCTGTTGCTGCTTCGTATGCCTTGCGGAGTTCTGCCATTAGGAGTTCCATGAACGCAGGTGATGAGCGGTCAATGAGTTCCCATGAGACGCGGTTAAGTCCAGCAAACTTGTTTACTGAAACTGTGTCATAAGCAGAGGTCATGCCTGTGTCTGTGACTGATGCACCTTCATTAACGTCTGCAACTGCTGGAGCTGTGTCTGCTGATGAGGCTTGGGTATAAAGTCGAGGAACTGTAAATGACATCCCAGTCTCAATAAGAGACTGACGTGTAACTGCATCAAACGCAGGGCGACCGCTAAAGGTATCTGTGATGAATGAGTTAAGGTGCTGTGGGAGTGTCAAGCCTGTGTTAGTTGATGTTGTATCGTCTGCTGCACGAACTGTGCGGCGGGCTTCGTCATCGCCTAGGGCTGACTTAATAGATGCTTCGAGATACTGCGCTGATGTGATTGGCGCTGTACGCTCGCGGACGTAGTGTGATGCCGCAACTGTTGGGCGAGCCGCTTCTTCTGCTGCTGCTTCAACTGCTGGAGCTTCAACCTTAGTGGTTTCTTCCACTTGTGGCTCGCTTTCTGGTTGGACTTGCTCAGCAGGAAGAACTTCTTCTGCTGCGATCTCTAACACTTGAGCAGACTTAAAGGCTGGCTCGGTTACTAGAGAAACTTCTTTTAACTTCGCGGCTGTGACAATTGTGTGTCCATCGCGTGATGGTGCTGATGCAATAATCTCTGCACCGATTGACAAGCCAGAGACAAGACCTTCTTGCGCCATAACAAGCGCATCGTTGCCGCCTGATGAACGT